CCCATTGTTTGCTTATTATAATAAACTGGATTACCAGAACTAATATGAGAAGTGATATTTATTTTCTCATCACCAATAGTTGCTGTATTGTTTATATTACCCGTAACACAAGGCGAAACAATACGCTTACGCTGAGGACCAAATTTAGCATTAGATACATGCGCATCTTTAGTAAAAGCATAAACAATAAACTCATCACCACGCCTACGCAAATACAAATTACTTTGCGCAAACATTTTAGCGAGAATAGACAATTTTATAGCCTTACCTGTATCTAATAACGCAATAAATACATTACTATTGTCAATAGTAACTTCACGAATTTCCGTTACCTTACCGTAACACTTATTTTTATCTTGAACGATATGTCCAACTAATGAACCAAAAGTAGAATTACTCATAACAAAATCCTATTCTTTATCTGATTTTTTATCTGGTACAAATGCGCAAAGATATACTCATATTTAGAAATATGAATATATATATAAATTGTTTTTGGATATGTCTCACGCATTGGATAATAATGCTATCGGCAGAATTGGTAAGAAAAAACCTGAGAAAAAAGAAAAATGAGATTTTTTTATTGATCAGAGAATAGGCGAGAAAAGCTATCACGAATGATCTAATTTTTTATCTAAAATTTTAGATCGCAGGGTGAGGCTGTAATATTACAGGTGTAATGTTACAGGTGTAATATTACTAAGCGTCTATCGTGAAATAAAAAATTGACTAAAAGATTACCTAATGAATCACCAAGCATCTTTTAGCCAATATTTTATGAAATTTTAATATATGTTTTTTAACCAGTTATGGTCTTTACGCAAAGACCTAATTTCCAGGTTGTTTTTGAGCAATTGAGATTAGGTAATCCATCATGTTACCTTCATAATTAAACCTACCCAAATGCTGAATCTCAATCGCTGGATCAACCCAAACTTTACCATCAAGCTTTTGCCAATACCTACAGAATCCATAATCCTCAGATACAAATCTACCATCATCATCTACATAAGAATTAAAGAAAGCGTATGTCCAATTCTTTTCTTCATCTCCCATTGAACCAGTATCGTCATTAAATTTAAGATCAGGATATGCTTCAATTAGTTTTTCAAAAACCGATCTTTTAATGCACATAAATCCAGTACCAGCATCATGAACAGAAATTGCACCATTATCTGTTTCAATTGTATTATCTCCAGCACGAACAGGATTTACCACAAACCTTGTTGATTTCTTTGCCAATTCTTTTGCAGGAACTCCTTTATCAACATGCTCTACAACTTTATCCCAGTTGATATCCTTAATCGGATAAGATCCAGTAATGATTTCTTTATCATGCCAAAGAAGCTTTACGATATCTTCAGGTCTAAACGCAAGATCAACATCAAGAAAAATCAAATGCGTAAACTGTGGATTAGCCATAAACTTAGCAACCAGGTTATTCCTAGCTCTATTAATAAGGGAATCTGTAATCGTACTCACTGCAAATCTGCAATTAATTTCTTTTAGATACATTACAGTTTTCATAAAAGACATAAAGAAAGGTTCAGTCAATGACCTATCATAACATGGAAGCCCAAACATTGGACACCATGAATCTATATCTTCTCTATCAATTTCAATGTTCTGTTGTTCAATTTCTAATGTCATGATTCAATTATGACATAAAAAAAAGCCCCCCGCAGTTTATGCGGGGGGCTTTATGCAACATTTTTCTAAATGTTTATTTAGATACTTTTGTCTTTGACTTCACACCAGTAACTTCACTTACGCTCGCAGAAAGTTTATCTGCACTAATACCAGTTACTTTTTCAGTTGCTGTACCTGTTGCTTGGAAGAAAAGTGTTTCATTAACTGAATCAAAACGGATAACAATTTTGTAACCCAACTTCTTAGCCTGTGCACGAATTCTCTGTTGCATTGAATTATAAGCATTGCCAGGCTTAATACCAGTAATATTAAATACTGCATTAGTATTTACTGATTGCTTAAGCGCTTCAATAATCATATTCAATTCTTCAGATTTACGACCTGCTCGTGAAATCTCAGGAAGTTTATCTACCTTGTTTACCTTGAATGTTGTCATATTTCTCTCCTATTTGTGATTTGTAATGTAAGCGCTGGAATTTGCCAGCTCTTATTTCGGTTGTAAATCTATCACCTACCGAATACAGAAACACAGTTCTAGGCAAGAAAAATATAATTTTTTTTATTTATGATCTAAATTCTTGTCATTAACAGGTGAGGAGTTAAGATAATCGCTCAAATATTCTTTTAACTTTTGATTTTCAAGTTTTACGACAGTAAGCTCCATGTTTATGGCAGCCATTTGCATAGCCATAGTATTAATAACTTCTTCGTGAGTAACCTTTAGATCTTCTATAGACTTTCTAACCATTTTTCTGCTTCCACCTTTGTTTCACTATATCCTGGAACGAATTCTCCAAGATTATTATTATACACTCTCACAGTGCCATAATCATCCATATCCTCAATATCTTCCCAATGTTTATCTGGTGAGAGTATTTCTATTTCCACTTCTGAATTAATAGCTATATTCTCAATGCAAACAAATGTCGCACCAGTTACAGCATCAGCCAAGTCTTTTGATCCAGAATTTGGGTGATCAATTTTATTATTTCCAAATAATTTAAGCTTTAGCAATTCTTCTTCAACCAATAGCTCATTCCAATAACCACGCAATCTTGTATCGTAAATTGCAGTCATTAAGGTGTCATAATCAGTTTTTTTAACCGAATGGAAATCAGCATTAATACCCTGAGCTCTAAGACTTTGAATCATCTCAATTGATTGCCAACGGTCAAATGTAACTTTTGCAACATCAAATTTTCTACATAGATCAACAATCATTTGTCTAATTGAAGCAAAGTTGATTTCTTTGTTAATTGATGCTTCCCATGAATAAACTAAATCAACATTAACGATAGGTAATTGTTCAACACCGTTTAATGTTTTAACTTCTTTTAATCCAGTACAATGCACCATACTAAGCGCAGCTCTATCTCGCTTTAATGCCAAGTCAATATGAATAAATCTAACTTGACCATCAGTATTATTAAACCAATTTTTAAAATTACCATCTTCATCAATTGGGTCTTCACCATACATAAATGCTTTTCTTACCAGATCTGGATCTCTAAAGTAAGCATCTTCCATGTTTGGAGGTTCACATTCAAAACGACTTCTTGCTTCAACTGGATTTCTAATATATTCCGATTCTAATTGTTCACGCTTAATTGTAGGATTAACTTCCCAGGTTGCAGCTTTAATTGACCAAGTTTTTGGTTCATTCTTTTCTCTAGAGTTAATAAATCTTTGTTGAATAAAGTCACCTTTATAACGAGGGAATGACAAAAGAATTACTTTACCTATTTCTGGAAAACGAGACATAATAGAAAGCTTGGACATATTATAAATTGCAGATGCAGATCCTTTTGATCTTGTTTCTCCACGCAATTCTGCATCAGTTTTAAAAGCTGCAATTTCATCCAAAATAATTGTCATTACTTCATAACCTTCCCAACCTTCAGATTCAGAGTGACCAGAAAAACATCTCACAGGGCGTGAAAAGAAAAATATTTCTGATACTCTTGGTTCAAATCCAATTCTGTTGAAATAGGGGGATCTTAATAATAAGTTTTTAAATGGTTCAAAGAATACTCTTTGTGCTTGCTGAGCATTAACAGCAAGGTTAAGCAAGTCTATATACACACCATGAGCTTTACCGTAATAAATTAACGGATCTCTAAGGCAATGGATTAGATACACCGTATATGCCATTGATATTCTTGCACAATGGTCTTTACCAGAACCTTTACCTAACATACAAATAACTTCATTATCAGTATATTTTTTATACCAAGCTTTTCCTTCTTCTTCTCCATACATTGAAATTAATGTACGCTCTTTGAAAATCTGTGTAGAATGTCTTACGATTTCTAATTGAATATCCGAAAGCGGAGGTAAACCCAAATATTCTTTATCTTGTACAAATGTTTGAATATCAACAGGAGTTTCTATAAGATCATCTTGGCGTAAAAGACGATCAAAATCTTTTAAGTCAAGATTCATCCCCATAAAATCACTCATGATTGATCACCACCTTGATGTTTTGATTGATCTGAGTTTTTAAAACCTTTATGAAGGCTTAAATAGGGTCTCATTGCATAAACCTTTATGGTAGGGCTGCAGGGTCTCATTATGCATCCGCATTCATAATTTCAAATGCAATTTCTAATTCTTTACGAACTTCATTCGCAATTTCTGGATGAAGAGCGATGACATCACGCAGCACCTTAGAAAGAATCTGGTTGACATTCTCAGCCTTCTGCATTCTTGCAATATACTGGTTATCAGTAGTATTACCACTTAGCAGCTTATGCAATTGAGCTTTTTTGGTAGCAAGCTCACCCGCAAGTTTAATTGCTTGAATTCTTGCAGGGATCATTCCATGATCAGTAGCAATGTTTACTGTTTCCCAAGCCTCTTTACTTAATTGATCAAACTCCTGCAGCGCTTTAATTGTATTAAATTGCAGCTTTTCAAGAAAGTAAGGATCCTCTTCTGCTTGACGATTGAGGATTTTTTTAT